GCTTATTATCCGACCAAAATATAAGTACAACTGGAACTCTAACAACTACAGGTAATAATTTAACTATTCAAGGAAATAATCCAAAGATTCTTTTTACAGAAACAAATGATAATCCTGACTACAAAGTAGAAGCAAATCAAGGTGCATTAAAATTTTTAGACTCAACTAATGATGTTGAAAGATTTACTATTAATTCTGATGGTCACGTTGATGTAACAGGTAATCTAGATGTTGGAGCAGGTCTTGATGTAACAGGGAACATAAGCGTTACTGGAACAGTTGATGGTCGTGACGTAGCTACTGACGGAACTAAATTAGATGGTATTGAGACAGGTGCGACAGCGGATCAAACTGCAAGCGAAATAAAAACTGCTTACGAAAGTAATAGTGATACCAATGCTTTTACTGATGCTGACCATAGTAAACTTGATGGAATAGAAACAGCAGCCACCGCAGATCAGACAGCAGCAGAGATAAAAACA